AAGATTTAATTAAATATTTAAACAAATTAAACAAAAAACCAAAAAAAATATACGCAAATAAATTTGATTATTATTTGTTGTTTGGAGGCAAAATATGATTAAAAAAATATATGAAAGTGACTACACATTAGTTGCAGTTGTTGCTGTGGCTTTTTTAGTCAGTGTGTTTGTATGAAAATACACAAAGAAACTTTTACGTCTTACCAGGAGCTCGAAACATATTTCGTAGATAAAATTCTACCTAGAAAAGATTTATCAAGTAAAGTGATCGGTAAGACTATTTTGTATTGGAAACGTCAGCGTTCAAACGTGGTAACTTTTCCATCAGATCCGCAGAAATTGCAATCCTCATCCTAAGCATTCTTATTGTCTCCAGGTACCGTTTTTTTGCAGTGTGACGGCTGCATTTTAAAATATTAGATCCTATCCAATGCCATGGAGCACCAAAAGTCCTGGCATGTATCATCTTGCGTTCTTGTACTCCCATAATCGGATATAAATAAAACAAGCAATATTCATATATTTTTATTTCCTGGCTTGTGGCTGCAATGCGCACTGGGTTCTTACTCCAGGCACTATGATCTGATTTTTCAGGCACAATATCAAACTTCATAGAGTTGGCCCCCTTTTTATACACAGCTGGTAGTTTTTTATCAGTGTCATGTGCTATTTGAAACATATCTATAATTTGTGTACTTGTGATAGTCATGCCTTGCCTAGTCTTGGTAGTTCTTCTGGCCACTCTATTTCACCATCAATGAGCTTTTTCCAAAACGTAGCCATATCACCTCGTGATTTCATGTGCGTAAAGAATTTGTCTTTCAGCAGTTGGTCCGTTTTTTTTAACTTCTTCCCCCCCTTTATATCTTGCACTGCTGACTTGTAAGAATACTTTAAGTTCTTCCCCAGATAAGACACATCTGGCATCTTTCTTTTAGTATTATTATTAGTATTAGTATGTTTACTAATATACGCCATATTTGTCCTATCACTATGAAGTAGGCCCAAATGCACAGAATAATCACATGAACTTTTCAATCGTTTGCGGCTGATCATGTTGGCCTCGGTCAGCTCTTTGATGCACCTGGCAATGGTTCTCTTGCTCAGTTTTAAATCTTTGGCCATTGTTGCCTGGCGTACAAATACTCTTTTGTGTCGGGCCATAAATTCTTCCAGGTAAAGATATATTACCTTAGCTTGCGGTGAAATATCAGCTCGAATGAAAGAGGACCAGCTCACTGTATCACCTCAATTGGGAGTAGGGCCGAAAGTGGTACTTTGTAAAATGGTGGTCGGCTGCCAACAGATGTTTGCCAGTGTTTCTGTTTGGCGTCAGCTCCTTTGATATAGCCTTTAACTTCGTAGTTTGTCAGTGAGTGACAGAGCACCAGGATATAAAAATATTCTGAGCTCATGTTCTCACGCACTATCAAATAATTTTCATTTTTGGCATGATCAATCTGTTTGTGCATCTGACATTTGACCTCAATGTTTTTGCCAATGTCTGGGAGGCTAAAAGTGTTCACAGAATGGCTGTAAAAACGATTTAGAGCACGACTACAAGCCATTTCAGCAGCTGCGGAGACTACTTGCCAGCCAACGTCTTGAACGGGGTTAAAAACGACTCCATACGCATCTTTGTGTTCGTTTGCAATGGATTGACTTTTGCGCAAAACACCCGTTGTAGCCGCGGCAAAAAATTCATACCATTTCAAATCAATCATCATACTTGCAGTCAACCTCCATGCAGATCAGCTCGATGTTTTCACGGGCAATTGTGATCTCCCACCATTGGTCCTCCAGGATGAAATATACTTGTGATAGATGGTAACTGAGCACCAGGCAGCCAATGAATAGCAAGATGTTTGCAGCAATCAAAAGTTTACCAGCCATATTCCTCCTCTGGGTTCATAAATCTTTTTCTATATTTTTTTTAATGAAGTCGAACAGATAGGGATTATCACGCAGCATACCTACCAAATAATTTGTGATCTGATTAACGGCTATTTCTTCAGCATCATCTTCTTTGAGTGGACCGTTAGCCTGGTTCAAGCCGCTGCCATATACAATGGCATGCATACATTCATGTAAAAAAACATTGACCTTTTCTTGCCCGCACAATGTGTCCTGGATCAAGATCTTGCCCTCACGAGCTCGATACTCCCCGTAATTATCTGTTAGTTGGTCCGTTTTAAAGTCAGGGCCAACCCATTCAATAGCAATATCACGATAGCCAATTTTGACTTTTGTTGGATCAGAGTTTAATAAATTAAATTTCTTTTTCACCATGATGTTCAGCCCATTGTTCAACAAAATCATTTGGTGTCACTGCACCATCAGTAATTTTTATTATTCTGATCAAATCTTTTGGTTTAGGAAATCGTTTTGAATTGGTCCATCGTGCAACCGAAGTGGCTGAGATGTCCCCTAATTTTTTTGCTAGGCTTCTACGGCTCGTGTTAGTTAGATGACACCATTTTTCTAAGTACATGAATTGACTATATAAGATAGACCAAAAATGATACACATTCTAAATATACACTAATTACATACTATATTGACATTATTGGCTACAATTGATAAAAAATATTAGAAACCATTTTGGTCATAATTGGAATTAGAAATTTTATAAAAGGAGTATATATTGATGAAGAAAGAATCAAATGTAAGTACATTACATTGTGGATTTTTAACTGGCCATAGCACACCAGTAATGCAAACAGATCCACACATTTATTTAGCTGATATGTACAACACAAGAACTGTCTCATTTAAAGTTAAAGACCTCTCTCATTTTCATTATTTAGATCACATAATTGTTCGACCTAAATTAATTGATTAAAATCCTAGTTTTTTTTATCACTAAAAATTGACATAAAATGTCATTTATAACTAATTTCTAATTATATTAATTACAAGTAAACAGCCAATTATTTAAAAATAAACATAAACAATGATAATTTAAGTGTATCACCAGTGGTTACTTATGCCCATATATATCATTTTAATTATTGACGATATTTAACAAATACGATTAATCTGTTGCATGGTTGAGCAACAAAAACCAAAATCGTTAGATGAAGAACTGGGTATTATCCCCCAGGAATTTATTGAACTAGACATTAATCATTACAGTCCGACACAATTAAATCAGCCCATGTGGTTGTGGTCTTTATTGTACGGAGCATTTTCACAGCAGCAACGCAGACGCAACAAAACAAACATCAATATGTTTTTTGGCACAGAGATTGGATCAATAACACAAATGATGTTTTGTGATGAGATTTGGACTTATCAAAGCAACAAAGTTGAAAACAATAAAAAATTATCAATGGACCAGGCATTGGAAATGTTGAACGATAGCATGAATGCATACGTTCCTTGGGATGAAAAAGATCAAGAAAAATACGAGGCCATAAAACACCTGGCCCCAGATTATTTAAAACAAAGTTATAACGGCTGGAAGTCATTAAATTTTAAATCACCAGTTGTAGCTGAAAGAAACGTAACAACAGAATTTACACACATAAATGGGTTGGGCCGCATGGATGGTGAGGATGAGCTGCATTTTGTAGAGCAAAAATGCAAGCTACCAAAATTATTAAAACCTAAAAAAGATGGCACTCGATCTGTAAGCACACAAAAAATTGATAACCCACTTATCCAGCATTGCAGACAAACGGCATTTTATTTTGCTTGCACAAAAAAAAGACCGTTTTTACTTTACGTCAATGACAAAGAATACAAAGTTTTTGATTCATCAAATTGTGATTTGCTGACTGTTGATGCCATGCAAGATCACATGGAATATTACAGACAACAAGCACGTTTAAGAGATCGTCACATTTTAAATAGTGGTGGTGATCCTTTACGATTGTTAAGTTTGCAAGATCCCGATTGGGATAGTTTTTATGCAGACATTGGTGAAGAAAATTTAAACGCAGCAAAAGATTTATTTAAACAAGCACACAACTTATAGGAGCAAACATGGCACAAGCAGCATCAGCAGATACATTGTTAAAAAATGCAATGAATGAATTATTGGCAAAAGAAAAAGAAAAATCCACAAACATTAAAGGTAGTGGATATTTAATGGTAGCACCCAGGCTGCAAATGCTGCGCAAGCATTTTGGAACTAGGGCATGTTTAAATGCAGATATTATAGAAAACACAGCAACACGGGTTGTTATGAAAGCTGCAATACATATTGATGGAATACTTGTTGCAACGGGTACAGCTGAAGAATTTAGAGCAGTTGGGCCAATCAATAAAACAAGTGCACTAGAAAATTGTGAGACAAGCTGCTGGGGTAGATGCCTGGCTAATTTAGGTTTATCAAATGATAAAATTGCATCGGCAGAAGAAATAGAAAATGCAAAAGAAACTGCAACGATGTTAAAAAATTCTAATCAAGAGCACACTGGTTTAGCACTTGTTAGAGAATTGGTGACTTATGACAGTGTGATTCAAAAAATCAAAGATGCCAG